TGGATAGCCACGCCGTTCAGGGTCTGCTGCGGAGCCTCAGTCGTCGGGATGAAGCGGACACCCAACAGCTGGAACACCTCGCCCTGACGGAACTCAGTGGAGTTGTAGGCACCGCGGAACAGCTCGCGGAAGTCCGAAGCGCTGAACAGGCCAAGCAGCTGCTCGTCGTCCAGGTAGCAGTTGTAGAGACCGTCGATGGTCGGCACAGCGTTCCTGCGGAGCGTGGCGACGGCGTTTAGCACCATCGTCATGGTCAACGTGTCCGTCGCCAGGATGTCAGCCGTGGTCTTGCGGCCAACAGGACGGACAACCACAGGAGCAGTGGCGGCAACAACGGGAGCGTTCAGCGCGCCGTCGGCCGTGGCAACGTTGCCTGAGAACGTCAGGGTTCCAGACTTTCCGCTCGGAGCCGTGGAACCAGACGGGCTGTCCAGGGTCACGCCAACCAGAGTGTAAGGGTTTCCGTTGACAGAGACCGTCAGCGGATTTCCAGGATTGACAGGAACAACAGAGCCAAGGCTTCCAACAATGTTGACAAAACCCCTTGCATCATCGACATGAAGAGTCGACGCGGGAGCGGTCAGCGCGGTAGAAACGCGGGTATTTCCACCCATGTATCCGCCAACGTCCTGAATGGTCGGGGACTGATTGCCGAAATACAGAGTGTTGCGCGCAATGCGGTCCAGGGACTGATGAGCCTGGATGCCGTTGACTTCGGCGTTCTCAACGAACACGGACGCGATGGCAATGCCAGCATCGACCATATTCAGGTCGGTGGTGTCATTATACATGTCGATTCCGAGTTCATACTGTTCCACCGAGAAGCTGGAAGCGGTCATGCCGTTGTCCAGGTTGGTGTTCGTGTTCGCTGCGGTCGGCGTTGTCACAGGAACCTTCAGGCCACGCCTGGTGTCCTTGATGGACTGACCGATGCGGCCAGGGAAAATCTGGCGGTCAGCGACCTTGCGGTAGCCGAGCTTGGAAGTCAGGGACTTCTCAAACCTGCGGCGAAGGAATCCCTGCTGAATTATAGGCTGCAGCTGTGCGGGAAAATCGGAAATTGGCATTTGGGCCTCGATGTTTGGGGTTGTTTCTTGTTTTTGGTTCCACTTGCCCCATGACCATCGAGATCTGATGAGCAACAAAAAGCCGCCTGGAACCACTTCCGGCGGCTGCATTCATGACTGGTTATCCTGCTAGTCTCAGTCGGCCATCAGGCCGGTATTGGTTATCTCCGAGTGGGAGCAATCAGCCGTGCGAGTTCCGCCTCAGCCTCGGCATCCGACATTTCGGAGACGTGCTTTCCTGCAACCGCTGGCTTCGGAGGCGTCGCGCTTGCTGAAGTGTTCCCGGTCGCCGCACCAGTCACGGGAGCGGCCTGCGGTGCGGCGAACAACCACGGCTTGGCTGTCTTCGCTGTGGTGAAGAAGTCCTCGGGGACCACCACTTCCCCTTTGTCGTCGAGCGTCACCTTGGAGGTGTCCAACAGCTTCAGGCCGTCGAGATCCACCATGCCAGCTTTCACAGCCTGAGCCTTCAGCTCCGCTGCGATGATGCGGGCATTGGATGCCTTACCGGCTTCCGTGATCCGGCCTTCGGCGTCTGCCTGGGCCTTCTCGAGTGCTGTTTTGAGGTCCGCGCTGTATTTGGCTTCCAACCGCTTTTCGGCGGCCAGGTTCGCTTCAGCGGCGGCCTTCTCGGCGGCTGCGGTACGAACGTCGGCCGCGGTCTTCTCAGCTTCCGCGACCTTCAATCTCCAGCCCTTGTTCTCGTCACGCAGACGGCTGATGTAGTCCTGGGTGGACTCATCGTCACCGCGACGCGGAGCATTGGTGCCGGTCACCGGAGCGGGTGGCGCAGCAGCAGCGGTAGCAACAACGGGAGGAGTAATAGAACCTCCGCCTGCGCCGCCTGCGCCGCCTGTATCGGCTTCACGAAAGAAAGTTGGAAGAAAACGGGGCATATGGGACCTCTGTCCTTGGTGACGCGCTTCAGCGCAGGGGTTCCCGAACTCTTTCATCGGGCGGCACGACCTTCAGGCCAGCCGGAACAATCCAGGCAGCAACGGCAACGGACGGCCTTCAGGCCACCACCCCCTTGTTACTCGGACTGCAAACTCTCTGATGCGGTGGTCTTGACGGTCTCGGCCAGCCTGCTTGCGCGGGCATCAGCTGCTTTACGGTCGGCATCAGCCGCCTTGATTTCAGCGTCCACGTCCTCGACGTCATAGTCAGCCGCCAGGTTTCTCGTAATCGTTCGCCTGGACAGGAATCCGCCGTCGCTAAGCGTTTGGGCTGCCTGTGCGTCTTGCTGGCGGTCCAGTGCGGTGAGCGCGTACCAGCGGGGCCATGTCAGTTTCAGGCCATCAGGCTTCAGGTCGGAATACCGTTTTCCCGCGATAAGCAAGCCACCGTCGGCGGTCGAAACCACGGACGATGCGGCTATCAGCATGCGGATGAGCTTCAGCAGGCCGCGCTCCCCGTAGGGAGTGCGAAGCCGATCAGCTAGCCATATCAGACCCTGGTTCATCATCTCCATGGCGCGCCCACTTTGGGCGGCGGAAATCTTGTCCGGGTCGGCGCGGTTGCCGTGTGCGGCTTCCATGGCGATTTGGCGCAGACGCTTCTCGAAATCCACGGATGCGGTCGCCGCGGTGCCGTTGATTTCCAAGAGCTTGGCGTCGCCGTCAGTCGCCACGATTATGGCGTTCGATGCACCACCTGACAGACCGTCGACCTTTCCGTCTGGAGACTTAATGAGAAGCTTTGGGTCACCGGCATAAATCAGAGCACGGCGTGCCTGGGACAACGAATAGTCGGAGGCAATCATATCGTCTATTGACGCCTCGAAGGTGCAGCTTCCGTCAACCTCATCGCCGCCCGGAAGATTTCGAATCCAGATAATCGGAACGAAGCCAAGGCCGTGTTCAACGGTAAGCGTTTCGTCAACGGCGGGAACGGCTTCCTTATCGGACACGGGCCAAGGCGTGAACCAGGTCTCCGCCTCGGATGTCCATTCCCTGCGGTGCCAATAGCGGTCCCTGGATTGAACGTCCTTCACCCGGCCAGCTATCTGCGAGCCATAGACCTTGTATTGCTCGACGACCTTAACGAGTTCGTCGGGGAAATCAGGGTCAAACTCGGGCGTCAAAAACGCGGTCGAAAGCACACGAACAGATGGGCGTCCACGAGCAACACGGAATTGCAGTGCGACCGAGCCAACCGAGCCTTTGGTAGCGGCGTCAATCATGGTCTCGTTGAGCGCGATTTCCTTGACCCACTCAACAATGGCGTCGCGGGTCAATTTGTCGGAGGCGTCGATTCCGGGGAAGTGTCCCTCGGAAAACAGCAGGCTCACGCTATCGTCGACAACCGTTCGGCAGTAGCCGGTTCGGACTGAAGGGCGGCGATGTTTCAGAGATAGAAACTGACCGTTACTGTTGGTCTCATCGCTGAACGAGAAATCAATGTGCTGGTAGAGTAAGCCATTCAGAACTCGGGTGAGCGCGATATTATCGAACGCCCGAGCGGGCAAGTCGCGGTCCTGAAGCTTTATCGCCATTGAGGATTTGAGCGCTTGCCAGTCCATCGTTCAGCGCCCCATGAAGTTGACGTAGCTGGCTTGAGCCACCACGCGCGGCCGGTATCGTTGCCAGAGCATGTAGGTAGACGCATCGAATATGTGGTCGTACCCGGAAGTCTTATCCGGCTCATTCGACCCTTTTGCGTAAACGTGCGACCCGTAAGCCTTGATTGATTTCACGCACGCCGGAACCACGAAGGCACGACGGACACCATCAGCGGCCAGGAACCGTGAATTCCCGGTGTTGATGCGGTCGCGCACAGCCGGATTTGTCGGGTCCACAACCAGGCGGAATCCATATCCGCGAAGGATGCTATGGTCGGTCTTGCCGCCAGCAGATGTTCGTCCGGACTGCCCGGATGCGTCCGGGTAAATCGTAATCCGTCCGATGTTTCCAAATGGCGAGTAGCGTGCCAGGATTTCCTTCGACATCTTGTCGGTGTCGCTGGTATCCAGGATGATTTCGTCAACCTGCCAGTCTACACCGCCGTATTCTACCCAAACCGTGGCGGTCATCGGATTCAGGTTGAAGTCCATTCCGATGTGGAGCGGCAAGCCGCGCCATTCTCCGCCTGGGAACGGTTTGACGCTTTCCAGGCGGTCGAACGCGTAAAGGACAACACCAGTGACAGCTTCGAAGCTGGCCTCGAGTTCCTGGCGGAATGTCTGCGGGTCTAGCGTCCTGGTGAACTCGGCGATTTTCGCCGCTGGCAGTATGTCCGCGCTCTTCCACGTAAATGCGCCCCATTCAGAGGCATTGCCGTACGCTTCCATGCGGTCGACGGCGTAATTGTAAGTGTCGAAATAGTGGTTGCGGCCTTCGGGAACGCCAATCAGATCAGCCCAGCCGTTGCGGTCAGCGAGCGCGGGGAATACGTTCTCCGGCCACGCCTGCGCTTTCATGTCAGCGTATTCGTCTAGGATTCCGCCATCCCACGGCTGGCCCTCGATGCGCTGCGGCTTGTCCATGCCGAAAACGACGACTTCCGCGCCGGTGGTCAGCGTGATTGTCAGATTGGTTTCACTAACATCGGCGATCAGGCTTCTCGGATAGAGAGCCTTCAGGTCGTTCCAATAAATCGCTTTTGCTTGCCCGAAGGTCGGAGCCGCCGCGAAATATCGCGGCCTGATGAAGCTGCTTCCACGAATGGATCTGATTACCAACTTTCGCTTGGCAAGCTCCGTCTTTCCGGAACGCCTTCCGCACGGTAGGACGTTGAACTGATGCGGAGAATTGAAGTAAGCCGTTTGGATCGGATGCGGTCTAAGTGGCTCCCATCTCGGTGTCAGTTGAATCATTTTCGCCGCCCACCGTGGCCTCCATCGCTCTCAGCAATTCACGGAGTTCCTGCGCCTTGGCTTTCGGGTCTTCATCCGGCACATTGCTGAAGCCGTGGACCTCATGGAGCCATTTGATTGCTTCCATTTTGTTTGAAAGCTTTGCTTTTACCCGTGCGGCCGGGCCTTTTTTCTTTTCGACAACCTTGGAGACCGAGCCATCCTTGAAGTAGGACGTTTCAATCGTGTGTTCTTCGGGCGCGAATTCCGTATTGAGTTCGCATATCGAAGTGGATGCCTCGTCTGTCAGGTCTTCGCTTTCGAATAGCTCAAGGTAGCCTTTTCCCCACACGCCAACATCTCGCATATCGGTGTGAGCAATTCGACGAGCTCGTTCGACCAGCCACTCTCGAGTAACCAGGTTCTTCGCCCTGAGTTCAGCACGTCCGGCTTCGATTGCCGCCTTGACGTCAGGTTCCGTCTTCAGCTTAGAGCCAATAGTCCTTGCCGTTTTCGCACTGTAACCGGCTTTGATTGCCGCCAATGTTGCGTGCGGCCGGATCAGGAATGCGTCGACAAACCGCTGTTTTCTATCGTTCAGCGACATGTCCGCCACCTATTTCATGCGCACCCTCAAATAACGCAGTCATCAATTTGACGCTCGCGCGCAGTTCGAAAGTGTTCCCGAGCCGCAGTAGACTCCAACGGAGACAGAGGCCCAGAAAGTCAACAGGCCCCGCACGGGAGCACGGGGCCTGGACGGAGTGCGGGGACAAAAGTCCTCCAGACGCACTTTTCGAATCCTAGAACATTTGCGCACTTTCCTCACCGCGTGTCAAGAACATTCTGCAAAAAAGTTGTTGACACTCTGGTAGACCGCATGTATAAGGATCACAGTTGCGAAGGATTGGAGGCTCGATATGTCTATCACCGATGATGTCAACGCTGGGATGGGGAACGCTTTCACGGGATTCGCCGTGGCTGGCCTGGTTGCCTACAACGTGAGCCGCACCCGTTCTGCGGAACGTCGGGCCGACCAGTTCGAACTCAATGCGGCTGATGCACGCGGTCGGGTCAATGTTCTCCGGGACAAGACCGCTGACCTACGCGAGCGCGCTATCGACGCCGAGGACGAAGCCAGCTTCTTGCGTGCGGAAAACGCTCGTCTGTGTGCCGATGTCCGCCGTCTGGAAGCCGCGCTCCGCAAGCTGAGTGCAGGAGTATCCAAGCGCGCCGCATAAGCAAATGCTCCCAGAATCATAAAGGGCCGCTGGTTTCGGTGCCAGCGGCCCTTATCTGTTTTCGTAACCCGATTACGCGTGTGCGTATTCCAGATCATCCAAAAAGTCCTCATCATCACTCCTGGACGGCTTGCCGTAGACCAGGGCTTCACGAACCTGTCGTTGGATTTCCAGGCGGCGGAGCTTCTCTGGTGTGAACGCAGAGACAGAATAAGGAACCTCACCGGAATCTTCAGCGTCCTGCGAAATCTTGGAGTTCCTTGCTGCATCGCGTCTGTTCTTGATTTCGGCGGCGATTTCACGAGTTGACCTCACCCCGTCCGGAGCCTCGCCAACGTCGAAGAGCTTCTTGAGTTCGGCGGTCCTGGCACGGGTCAGCGTTTCCAGTTCGTGCCTGTCCAAGGCTTGCAGGTATGCCAATACGTTTGGATGCAGCTTCTCTGTGGCTTCCACCGGCATGTCTTCGCCACGCGATAAAGCCGCCGCAGCACGTCTGAAAGCCTGGACCATGGCACGGCGATCCGCTGCATCATCGGCTTGCTGTTCCCGTGTGGCTTCCTCATGCTGGCCTTGCGCCTGTGCTTGCTGCGGAGATGCGCCGCCACGGCCACCGAGGACCGACGCTAGCAAACGGCCGGGTAGATGCACTACATCACTGAGAGCACCAAAGGCGATTCCAGGAACGCCTTTGGCAACTTCCCACACGATTTCAGTTCCGGTTACAGCCTTGCCTCCGACCCATTTGGTCGTCCGGATGAAGACGGAGAAGAATGCGCTTATCGCGGCGGCTATGCTTGCAAAAATATTTCTCATTATAGTCTCCCGTGGTGTGCCGGATTGTTTCGGTCTCCAGTATTATTGGGCACGACTATGCAAGAGAGATACCACCTCCCCCGCGCGCGCACCCTATCATATAAATCGTAGATTCTCGGTCGTGACCGAATCCGGTTTGCTTTTACAACGGTATAATCACACCCCCCCACCCACACACCCCCCCCACCATCCCAATAACATATATCGTAGATTCACGGATTAGCTGAGTCCGGCTTATTACCAATTAACATCATCTCCGCATACGCTTCCGAACGGAAGCCCTAACCTTATTCGGCAAACCGGAATCATCGAACAGCGACCGAACGCCGAGCCGGTAGCAAACCCCATCAGTGGTAATCGCTACGCAGTCGCCGTCCAGCCCAACCAGCGGCCCAGACATGCGCCAGCGCCCTTCTACTGTGCCGGTCACCACGAGCTGCAGCGTGCGTTCAATCCCGCGTCGGAGTGCCAAAATCCGCCAGCCATGGATCTCATCAGGTGGCAACCGAGAAGCGATCGGACGCTGAAAAATGGCAAGCTCCGCCTCCGCAGGCTCTCCGATCTGCATTGAAAACACATAGAAAGGGATCACACCGCTTCTCCCGTCGGCACGAACAAAACAGAAGCCTTCCCAAGACCAACCACACGAATCCCATCCCGTGTAACGCCACAGTAGTTCCGGTGATGGTGACCATGGACAACCAGCCGGACTCTGAGATCCAAGGCCAGATTGTCAATCGCTCCGAATCCGTGTTCGTGGCATGTCGGCGCTTCATGCGTCACTAGAACATCAGCACAGCCAAACTCCGACAGAGCAAGTACATCTTCCGGCAAAATCGTGTCACGGTGCCGAAGCGGGACTCCATCCCTGAATCGCATATTTCCAAGGTTCTTGTGAGCCATCAGTTGGCCGCGTGTCCTTACCGTGGCTTCCTCGTCTCCCTCCTTGGGATACCAGACCCTTCCACGGAACACACCACCGAGACCGGCGACCCGTCTCCCGTCAACGTCACCAATTCGACCGTGCAGTGACAAATCAGCAGCATCAGTCCACAGGTCATCATACGCCACGGATGATTCGCAATCGTGGTTTCCTGGAATCCAGCGGACTGAGATACCCCAAGCGGCAATTTGGTTGACCGTTTGTTTAAGCGATCGGACGAGACCAAGGTCGCCCAACAGGATAACGGCCGCAGGATTATGGATTTTGACGGCTTCAAAGACGGGTTGCCAATGGGCGTGAACGTCGCCGACAAACAAGATACCGGAAGGAAACATGGATGACCTCGGAGCAAGACGGCAGTGTATACAGACGGATAGACGGCCGAAGCCGTCAGGTGGTTATCCGTCGTATCTGCGTCCCGTGGGTCATTGGATCGGCTCCGAAAGAGATGTGCTTATACAGCGACACCGTAGCGTTTGCAAGTTAAATATGGTATCAGTAGAGCAACGGGAGGCCAACCATGTCAGCATCCATCACCAAATTGTCACCTCGTGCGTCTAACCGTCCATCCGTGGCGGGCGGCGAGGTTGTCCGGTTTCCGTCGCCGCTGGGTGGCCCGGTCGTTCAAGGATTGCTCAACCAGGCTTTGCAATCATGTTTTGACGCCTACCGTGGCGAAGCGGCTGACCTCGGAGTGCTGGACGACCTGTCTTGTGCTGTGGCCGATCCGCTGTGGGACGACGTCGATGCGCCGGAAATCCTTGAACACGTAGAAATCGCCGCCCGGTGGCTTTCAGAAGCCGAAGAGTCTACGCGTGTGATTGCTCTCGCGCTGGACATCGAATGGTGGTCATTGGCATCGAGCCACGAACTCCGGAGAGCCGCCGCGCTATCATGGGGACGTTCCAGACTGGAAGGAATTGCGGCTGTGCTTCGCGGCCGTATCGGAGATGTTGAGCCAGTGCTGAGTGATAGCGATAAAGCGCGTGGCCTGATGGATATTGGATTCGATGAAATCGAGTGAGCATGTAAACACAATAAATATCCCGATTTCCTTGATTTCCTACTGTCTAAAAGCGTACCAATTAATAGGGACACCAAACGGGAGGAAACCCACATGAAAGACTTAATCGCCGCCACCATCCGCGAAAACATCAGCTATATGCCGCGCTGGAAGGCCAGCGACATCGCCATAATCATCTATAGTGAAATCCACCCGGAGACCGTTCTCACCCGCGAGGTTCACCACCTGATCCGGGACGCATTGGCAGCAATGCAACGCGAAGCCCTGAAGCTCGCCGACGAACTGGAAACCCAGACACCGAATGCCGAGCGGCTCGCACAATGGGCAATCAAATACGGAATCGAAAGCGCGGTGTTTTTGGACCGCTATGATTTCGCCGACACCGAGGAACGTGCGGAACACGACCTCGCGGACCTGATCCCGAACGCTGACCAAGTCCTTGCAACGGCATACACCAGGTTGTTTTCGCAAGCCAACCTGGAAGTTGCCTACCACGGCACACCAGCACAACGCCTGTCAGCGGCTTCCCGATACGTCCGACAACACCTCCGAGCAGCCTCCGCCCCCGAACTCGGAGACGACCCGAGCGGAGAGGAATACTCGGATTGGCTATGTGGTCCCGGTCAGTCTCTTGTTCGCCACGCCGCCGCTTGTGCCGGTACAGACCGGGGAGCGGTTCTCCTGGATGTGCTTGCTGGACTTTGGAATGCGGACGCCATGGAAGCCGCGTGAGAGCGGGAAGGATTGGCCGTCTGTATGTGGTGGACGGCTTTCTGATTCGGAGTTTCGAATATTGTGTTGACTGCGTAACTGGTATGCGAAACACGCAGTCCTTGCATGTAGTTAACGCATACGCGCAATGTTTGCGTGTCGAACGTTCAAGGGCTCACGATTGTTGAGGGAGACCAAAACCAACAACGGGAGGAACCCAAAAATGCAAACAAGCATTAGACTATGCCACGACGTCGGCCGGATAATCGAAGAAAAGCTGACCATGATTGACCCTTGCGACTACCGCGATATTGCTGAAGACACCTTCGAAGCAAATTTCCCAGGCCAACGGATACCAGGCAACATACTGTTTCCACTTTGCGGCGGACTGTCAGCCGTCCAGGATGCAGCACAAAGGATGTGCGACGCGCTGCAGGCTTGCAACGACGGTAGGCTTCTGAACATCGCGTGTAAAGCTCGGGATTTCGGAGTCCACTGGGCTGTGTTGGATTTCGAACCAAGCCTGGACCGTGAGATCTCTAATGAAATCGCGACCGCATGGAGACACGATAACAGGCTGGTATCCGACAATCTTTTGCTCGGCACCTACGTTAGACTTCTGACACCGGCAAGCCTCGCGATTAAATCTCTCGGAGACCACAAGCTGGCAATACACGCAGCAAGCAAATACGTCGGAGACTGCCTAAAATACACTGATATTACAGATAATACGGAACGCCGCCGCTGGTTGCGTGGAACCGAAGGCAGAGAGCTTATAAACTATGCGGCATCCGAAGCAGACGCTGACGCTCACATGGTCCTGCTGGAAGCCCTGCGAGACAACGGCGACACAGACGCGACAATCGAACTCGCTATCCTCGGAGGCTGGAACGAGACCGGCACACTGAATCATATGGCGTCCACATGGTGGGTAGCTCCCCCTCGCCCAAGCGAACGCCTACGCCTCGCAGCCTGACACCAACCACAAATGGCCGTCCAACCATATGGACGGCCACAACAATAAGATGGGAACACCCACATGACCAATGACAACCTCCCCTCGCCCGACGCCCGCAACGTCATGGATGGCCTGGAACTATTAAACTGGTTCGAAGACTCCACGGTCGCCGTAGCATTCCTAGATCCACAATATCGCGGCGTAATCGACAAGCTGGCATACGGCAACGAAGGGGCGCGGCAAGTCCAACGGTCACTATTGCCACAGATGAACACCGAAGTCATACAGGTTTTCCTTGCCGAGCTTGCGCGCGTCCTAAAACCGTCAGGTCACCTGTTTTTATGGGTGGACAAGTTCCATTTAGTCACCGGCGTTCATCCCTGGATTGCTGGATTGCCGCTGGAAATCGTTGACATGATCACCTGGGACAAGCAGCGGTTTGGCATGGGATACCGGTCCCGCAGGCAAGCCGAACACCTGATTGTTCTCCAGAAGCTCCCCAAGAGAGCTAAAGGCTGCTGGAACTCGCACTCGATACCCGATGTATGGTCTGAGAAAGCCGGACGCAATCACGCGCACTCGAAGCCAATCGACCTGCAGACCGCCCTTGTCGCTGCGACGACCAAACCCGGCGACATCGTGGTCGACCCAGCGGCGGGCTCGTATTCCGTTCTGGAAGCCTGCAGGACGGTTGGTGGACGGGTGTTCTACGGCGCGGACATCGAAGAAGCCGCCTGATCAGTCAGGCTATCAAAATGCATCAGGCCGTCCACTTGCACTGGACGGCCTGATTGACTCGTTGCCCATTTCAACCTGTGAACCAATGGGTGCCGTCAACCTACCAAAAGGTTCCAACAGGTGACCGGCTTCTTGTGTCAACAAAGCGGGAGTAGCGCAAAAACCACAAGAAAGCTCCCAATCACCATAGCAACCAATCCTGCCACTAGCAACACCGTTGTTCGCCTTGGGACGGCAAATATGGTTGGCATCCACGACTTACTTGCTTTCGATAGCAAGGGTTGCGTAATATCAGTGTAAACGAATGCGGGAGGCTACCATGGACCGGACAGAAATCAGAGCAATATTGGCGGAACTCGGGCTGGAACAGAAAGCTGCGGCTGGGTTGCTTGCCGTCTCCGTGAGAACGATTTCTGGTTGGTGCTGTGGCGCTGAGATTGACCGTACAGCCGCCAAGGTGCTGCGCCTGCTGCGAAGGAGACCGGAACTGATCATCGAGTTCCAAGACTAATTGCGGCAGAATCAGATGGTTATCAGACGGCTCGGGTTCGCAATCCGGGCCGTTTCCTATTGTGTTGACAGCGGAACGGATATGCGTGAATTGCAGTCCTGTCACGCAATAAACGCATACACGCAATGCTTGCGTGTCTAATGCGGTAGGGCTCACGATTATTGACAGGAACACAAACAAACAACGGGAGCAAAACCAAATGTCCTTACAATCTCAAGAAGGCAAAGTATTATCAGACGGATGCACGTATCGCGCACAGCTTCGGGCAGGTGACGGATACTGCTACGATGTTCTAGCAGGCGACTCCTGGCCGAACGGCGGTGATTTCGACGAGTGGTTTGATTTCGGTTTCGTCAACTCCGAACATGAATTATCAGATGCAGAGCTTGAAATACGCATAACCGAGATGGTGGACCGCCTAGGAGAATAACACTTCACGGACAAGCGGCCAGACCGCCTAGGGAACCCTGGATGCCGCAGCTAAGCAGAAACTATTGGATAATGCAGACCGGATTGAAGCGCGTTATCCAGCCCAAAGATAGGAGCAAGAACATGTTTGAAACCATCGTTTTAGCGCAAGTCATCATCACGGTCACCGCAGGCGTTCTTGCGGTCCGGCAGGCTTGGAAGGACGCCGTAAAACGCAACCAACACTAACACCTACCGGCACCGGAATCAGAAAGGCCGTCCATATGGTTGGACGGCCTTTTCATATCCGCCTTCATCTTTATCATTGTCCATGCGTGAATAAATACATCGATATGCACTGCGCGCATAGACGCAAGCATTGCGTGCGGCACATTGAATAGCTCACCATTCTATATAAGGAACAAAAAAGAAGGAGCGCACCACATGCGAAGCCTCACCGCGATAATCGGACACCAGATTGTCCACGCGATTTCCAAACTACCCTTCGGCACCGCCGTTGACGCAGCCGGAACAGCTATTGAGAGCCACTTCGCCGGTCCGGTCAACGGATACGCTTTGGTTGTCCTCTCCGATGCTTGCCAAGCCTTGAAGCAAGCCGCCACCGACCTGGGAAACAACCTGATCACGGAAACCAGCCCGTACCACGACCGCCTTGCCCGCAGGATTCTGGACGGCGGTCTGGCTGTAACGGTTTTCCTTGAATCCGAGGAATTCGCAGAGGTCGATGGGCAAACCTGGGAAGACCTGATGGGAATTTACCCGAATGCAACCGCGTGCGAGATAGCTGCCGTTTGCGGACAGGCGTATCACGCGGTGCTGGACGGCCTATTGCTCGAGGTGGCGTGATGACGACGGAAGCTGACGTGTATGCGGCTATCAATGCCGCTGTGGCTGCACTCCGGGCGGTCGGGACGGCACCAACGCTGCATGAAGCCCGATCGGCTGCCGTGGTCGCCAGGGATGCTGTTGTCAACTTCTGCCAAGTGTCCGAAGCCTGTGAGCACAAGCCTGGGCTATGGGGAACATACAATACCATTTTGCACGAGCAGGGTATCGAACGCCTGGTTAAAGAGGCTACCAACACCAAGCTTGCCGTCCGCGCTGCACATGAGTCCGTGGCGACATTGAACAGGCGGGAATGGTTGGCTGAAACACTGGACACGCTTGGTGACGGACACAAAGCCCTTTTCGAACTCGACCACACCGTTTCGGTTTTGTATCGTGACGCGATGAGGGAGGCCGACCGTGCAAGAAACGTGCCAGTTGTCAACAAAAGTCAAGATGGGGAGCGGTGACCATGGCGACCTATTATCAGATCCGGGCTGGCCAGATCATCGCGGAACCCATCACCGGCAAGCGGCTTCCTGTCCAGGTCACGCCCGACACAGAGATTGACGCGCTAAACGGTGAAGCCAAGGAACACCCGGATTTCGCATCGTGGACGCTGCCAGCCATCCTGAAAATCGCCACCCGGGTCGTGCCTTGGGTTACCTGGCATATAGCACCCAATTTCGCGGACTGGGACCAGGGACGGGATTTGGGCGGCTGCGCCTACACCGCCTACGACTCGATTGTTGTTCTCAGCTACTTTCCGGCGCGGCAATCGGTTGGCTTGGCTCTCCACGAAGCCTGGCACTGCATCGAAGCTGCGCTAACCAGGCAGGAACTGGAGACCGTGACAGAGGCTGTGAGGCCCGGTCCTAGGTGGCCGGGCGAAAACGGTCTGCTAATAGAGAGGCGAGCCTTGGCGTTCGAGAACTGGGCGATGAGCCGCCTAGAGGCTCCGGTGAAACCTAGGGATGGAAAGCTAGGCCGCATGATGGATGCCGTGCATCGCAGGTGCATGCCCTCCCACGAGCGCGTGTTCCTGGACGTGTTCACCGGGCGCGTAGCTACCAGGGCCGCTAAACGCCGTCAGGTTGCCAGTCACAGGTTGCCATCCGAGACAATCCAGCGCGCCGAACTTGACAGGGCATCAGACAAGCGAGGGTGGGGAGATCGGGCGGTCGAGGGGTGGCTGTCGCTGTCGAACGCTGTATTTGGATAGTGGATTCTCGTCGCGATAGTGTTCCAAATCGTCTGGCGGAGTGCTACAATAAGAATAGGGACTACCAAGGCAACAGGGAGAAGTACTAATGTTAAGAATCCAGCAAGCCGCACGTGATGCAGTCGACCAATTCTTCGATTCCATCACAGACTTTGATGCTCCGATTGACTGCAACGCAATCAGTAAGGCAATCGTGTCCGTTCCTGGCGTCGCATCCGTCGGAATCCATGTCAATGATTGGACGGGTTCAATAGATGCTAATGTCGAGATCTGGACCGGCCAATGCTTTACAGTTCGCATAGCAGACAATGAGATTGGTGGCGATGACGGTGGCGGAGGAGAGGAAATTGACGATGAAGAATTCAGGCTTGCGGCCTGACAATCTGAACAAAGCCACCAACAACATCGGAGACACCAAATGTCAGACCCCACCAAAGGCGACCTCATCGCTATCCAGCTTTCTGAAATAGTCAGCGGAAACGCAAATGATGCAGACCTGTCACGGGGGAGCCTTGAGAGCGCAATCATCATCGGAGTATCTAAGTTGATCGCCGACCGTGACGCTAGGATTTTCGCACTGGAAGCCAAGCTTGAGGCACTCCGCGCAACTACTGACGGCGCACTCCTGAAGATTTTTACGGACTTCCAGAATCATCTCGACGCCAACGCCGATACGGTCGAACTACAACGGCGGTTTTCCAGTTTAACAGAGTCATCTATAGCCGCGTGGAAGCGCATCTGCAATAGGTTACCGAACCAATACAGAGACCTGACCACCGACTAAGCAACCGACGACACCACAAGGAAACCCGTCGTCCCCTGGGTGGCGGGCTTTTCATTGTCCGCACCCCGCAACAGGATTTCATTTCGCCCCACGTTCCCACATACTAATGAAAACCAACCAGCTAACGGGAGTGAGTGCCAATGTCACAGCAAATCAAAGATAAGGTCATGGAGGTCTCAAAATCATTCGCAGGCACGAATGCAAAGGCCAACGAAATAAGCGCCGCTCTGATGTCGATAGATGGAGTCACTGGGTTCCTGACTACGATATGGGGCGAAGTCTTTGTCGAGATGGCCGACGGAGAAAGTTTCGGTTTCTGTTGCGACCGAATCGAGTTCGAGCCAAGCGTAGAGGTGCATGCAGAGAATATTAGTTTGTCCAGTCTTTTAGTGGTGACACTTGGCGGACAGTTTCAAAGTATAGCCGCACAGTTCTCATCTATATGGAAACAGATCTGCAAGCGGTGGCCGCTCCAATTCAAGGATGCCACAACCGACTGATACCACCGACTGAATAGGATACCAATCGCCATGCTTTCAACCGACGCAGAATATAACGCCTCGTTGGCTGCGGCCAACGCCGAAATCGCCATACTCCGACAACAGGTCGCACATTTGCAGGCCGAGCTTTCCAGGCGTCCGAAGCACGACACAATCCCGGACACCATAAAGCAGCGCGAAGAATCCGCGAAGTTGTGGAGAGAGTTACAGGAACGCGTTGACCGAGACCGGAATGAACACCCGGAGCTGTGGATCACGCAAACCTTCGCCTAACACCACCACCACCCATAGAAGCCCGTCCCAAGTTGGCGGGCTTCTTCGTTTAGATTTCCATATACAACAGGATTCCATTCCGCCTTCGTTTCCCGCATACTAAAGAACAAGCCGAAATCAATCGGCACATGGGAGACCGACGATGCAAGAAATCCAGACACTGCCGAAGTATTCCGATTTTGTGGTTGACGCCACGGCGCAGGAGCAAATCTATTCAGCGTTTAAGGCCGTCAGTCACGCGGTAAAGGTCGCCAAGCGTAAGGCATCACCGCAGATGGTCGCGCACGCCGCTAAAATGGCAGCCAAGAAAGCCAGACGCTCCGATCCGGTATCGTCAGCCAAGGAACTCTCGGAAATCAACGCGCCCCTGCACGCCAACCACCGCCTGGAATCCATCGCGCAATTGGTGTTCACCAAATACGGCGTTGTCGCGCCTGAACACATCTTCACCGAGATCGTCGAGCAGGAGGACGGCACAACAGAAATTCACGTCGAAACCAAGACGTATCCCGATGACATCGCGGCCTGGGCCGAGCAGGAACTCCAAAAGATTGAGCAATCCATCGCCACGAGAGCCTGGTTGAAGCAGCACGCCCAACAGCAAAAAGACATCCGCCAGACGCGCACGAATGGCACCAGGGAAGTGGAACGCCGCCAAAGGCAGATTGAGCGCGGGTCGCTGCGGTCGGCCAATGGGTTGGTCGGCGCTGGGGTTTAAAGTCCCAGAGGGGGCGGGAAATAACAAAGAGAGGAAAACTCAAAATGGCGACCGAAACCAAATTCGCGTATCCCGAATTCATTGACATGACGAACTCGAACGGACTCGATGTCAGGCTGTTAGTTCGCAATATCGGCATCGAGCCAGGTCATGAATGGATCTGCAGCGTCGGAGGACTCGAAGAGGATGATTTTGTCAAGACAATCGTCTTCCAGTTTTACGCGGCGACCAGAGACAAGGCTATCGCGCTCGGAACGGCT